CGGTTACAACGATTTCGATTGCAAGAAAACTTTAAAAAAGCAATACGACGTGGGAATACAAGTCAGCATGAAATCGAAGAACTTTCACGACTTTATGAAAGCTACGTTGAATTAGGCGGAAACGGTGCTATCAAAATATTGTTTGAGAAATTTCTCAAACTAGAAATCAAAGAGGAAAATGATGATGAACAAAATTAACTGGAAATTACGTTTGCAAAATAAAGTGACTTTAATTGCTCTTTTAGGGGCAATCTTCCTTATGGCGCAACAATTCGGGTTTGAAATTCCACAGAATTTTCAAGATGGAGTGAACACATTCGTTTATATCCTTGTCTTGCTCGGGGTGGTTACTGATCCAACAACCGCTGGACTGACTGACAGCGAGCGAGCACTTGAATACTACGAGCCTAAGAAAGACTAGATAGGGAAGCCGGAAGGCTTCCTTTTTATTTAAATTGAAAGGGGGCAACCTTTGAAGAAAGTTATTAAACGTCAAGCGGGCGTTTGTGTTGACGTTCGGGACGGTCTGAATAGAGTCAAAGAAGAATTTTATAGTCACGATAAGAACAACGCTTATATTGAATTAAAGCTAAACAGTCTTAACGCTGAAAAAGTTATTGTTTTATTCAAGTTCAAAACAACTAATCGGCTTTTGGAAGTTGCGGGAACGGTTGAAAACAATCTTGTTTCTATTCCATTCGATACTAGCTTAATTACGACAGATGAAATCGTGGACGGGTTCGTTTATGCTGAGAAAGTCGTGCAATCGGCTGATATTTTGAAATTCTCGTTTGGGGTTCGTGTATCTGAAATTGACAAACATAGCGAATTGCCCGTTATTGAGAAAGAAACTAAAAGAATTGTCGCTGTAACTGATATTGTTACACTAGCAGAACTGGAAGAAGCAGTTAAAAAAATTCATGTCGAAGGCTCAACGTATGACGATAGCAATATTCGTACTGAAATAAGCCGTATTTTAAGCGATATTGAAGGCTTAAAGACAAAGACAGATAAAGATACTGTTTATGACGATAGCGCCTTAAAACAGC